CCAGAGAGCAGTTATCATGGCACATGATGCTCCTACATCCAGTGCGCTATTCGACATGACCAAAAACCTGATTGACAACATGGATGACGATCTCAAACCTCATTATGCTAAGTCGAATGCTAAGGAGATGAAGTTTGAACACAACCAATCACAATACAAATTATACACGGCGGGCTCACCGGAAGCTGGTCGCGGTACGACTCCAACGATCGCGCACCTTTCTGAAGTCGCGTTTTGGACACACGATGAGAAGATTCTCGCGGGACTCTTCCAGGGCATATCGCAGGCAGAGAACACTGAGGTTATACTCGAATCGACCGCTAATGGTGCAACCGGAGAATTTTATCGGTTATGGCAAGGTGCGGTCGAGGGTAAGAATGGGTATATCCCAGTCTTCGTACCGTGGTTCCTCACGTCGGAATATCGGACTACAGCGCCAGAGACTTTTGAACTTGATTCAGAAGAAGAAAAACTTGTGGAAGACTTTGGGCTTGACAACGATCAGCTCTACTGGAGACGACTCAAGATAGCTGAGAGTGGGGCTAGGAAATTCAAACAAGAATATCCTGCATATGCTGAAGAAGCATTCTTGGTTTCTGGTAGCAACGTCTTTGATCAAGCTATTATCAATGATATCGCAATTGAATCACCTAAGAGTAAACGTCGATTCAACGATGACATGGGTACATGGGATGAATCTAAGGATGGGGAGCTAGAAATCTGGATGCCTCCACAGATGGGTCACAAGTATGTTATCGGAGCTGATGTCGCACTTGGTGCAAACCAAGATAGTAGTGTAGCAGTCGTAATGGACAATGAACGTCGCGTATGTGCAGTATGGGAATCCAATATAATGGATCCAGGCACATATGGAGAAGTTCTATTCTACTTAGGAAGATATTACAATAACGCACTGTTGGCTGTCGAATCCAATTCAATTGGTAACACGACATTAGATAGATTGATCCAGATGAATTATCTGAATCTTTATTATGAGACTAAAGTTGCTTCAATGCGAACGGAGTCTACGACTAAGTTAGGATTCAGAACGACCGCCTCTAGTAAACCTAGAATTATTGGTCACTTAAAGAAATTAATTGAAGACCTAGATGTTAGTATTCCAAGTGCTAAGATTGTCAATGAACTTAAAGTATATATTAGTAATGACAATGGTAAGACTGAAGCTATGGAAGGACATCATGATGATATGGTAATGGCGTTAGCCATTGCATGCGAAGCAGTTCGTACACACGGACACAAGCTTACGGATAACACTGTATCATGGTCAGAAAGAACAAATTATACGGAAGATAATTCAGTATGGCTATAAGCAAAGAAAAGATTGAGGCTGCCAAAGAGCGACTCAAAGACCATAAGGGCGGTGACAATCTTAAGTTGATCACTAATTCCGACATGGCTAAAGAATATCAACGTCGTTCAGTTGAAGCTCGAAAGCGCAATAAAGAACGAGTACAAGGTTTACGATCATTCTGGGAAGATTTTGATCGTGCTGGTTTGGGGCTTGATTCAGGTAGTAATGTCAAAGGTGTTGATGTTATCGAATTCCTAATGAAGAAAGCTTTTATGGATGAAGATTATGAGTTGGCAGGGCAATATGCCGAGAAGCTAGCTCAATATCAAACTCCGAAATTGGCATCACAAGCCATTCAACAAACAACAAGGGATTTATCCGAACTGTCTGATGAGGAATTCCAGGCAGAGCTAGAGAAGCTAGGATTGGATCCAAAGGACATGGGCGAATAACATTACGCCCGACTGATCCCAATTGTCCTCACTCTGCTGGTATACCAGAGGGGAACGTATACCACCCTTTACTTAGATCGATCGAAAGGAAGAAAGTAATGAGATATAACGAACAGGTTAACACACAACCTAAGCAAACAAAGAAAGAGGATAAACCTCGAGAGATGACTAAGCAAGGATCATACACATCCAAAGACTTAGAAAAATCAAAGAACATTGAGTGGTTGCGATAATGGCTAGTTATAACGCATCCACCGGATACAAAGAAAAGGTTAATGACGATCAGGTTATTAACTTAGTTGAAACAGGCGTTCAAAATTCTGTAGGAGACTGGCTTAATAGCTCGGATCTTACTAAAGAAAGATTAAAATCAACATATGAATTTGCAGGAGTACCTGCAGGTCATTTAACTCCTAATGGAGTTTCTACTATTGTTGATACGTCTACAACAGAAACAATCGAAGCATACACAGCATTGTTGTCTGACTTGTTTCTTAACAACGGTAAACTAGCACGATTTGTACCATATAGTGAAGCACCAGGGTCTTTTAAGGCTGCTAAGGATGCTTCTATGATTACCAATTATTGTATCTTCAAACAGAACAATGGTTGGGAGATCATCGAAAAGTGGATCAAATCAGCTTTGCTTTGGAAGAATGGTATTGTTCGTTGGGATTATATCGAAGATTTTGAATATCAATTTGATGAATACGAAAAGATTGATCAAATTAAATTAGACGAAATTCTTGCTGAAGAGAACGTAGAAATCGTAGGTGATCTTGAATTTGATTCTGATCCTATGACAGGACAAGCAATGTTTCTTAATGTACGTTTAAAACGTACTATTGATAAATCTCGCGTTAAGATTGAAAATGTTCCACCAGAGAATTTCCGTATAAGCCGTGAAGCAACATCATTTGATGATGCATCATTTGTTGGTATTCAAACCACAATGACACGCTCTGAGATTCGCAAGTATTGGCCCGACGTTGCTGAGAATATCAGTGAAGATGAATGGGACGAACTTGGTATTGATGACTGGGTAGGTGCATCACGGTATTCAGAGGATATTGCTGCACGTAAGATGGTAACTGGTCAAAACTATTGGTCTAATGCACATCTAACAGAGACACCATTAGAAGCTAATCGTGAACTAACTGTTACTGAATGTTGGATGAAAGTTGACCGTGATGGTGACGGCATTGCAGAACTAAAACATTTTATTATTGCAGGTAGTCATATTCTTCTTGAAGAAGATTGTGATATGATTCCACTTGCCTCTATTTCTCCTATTGATGTACCACACGAATTCTACGGTTTGTCTATTGCAGATTTCACACGTAGTTCTACATTAGCAGCTACAGCTATTCTTCGTGGTTTCGTAGAGAACACATACTTAACTAACTATAGTCCTAAGCTTGCGGATCCTAACGTAGTTGATTTCTCTGCACTTCAGAACATGAAGCCAAAGCAGATTATTCCTACTAACGGTAATCCTGCAGCAGCTGTTGCTCAGTTACAACCTGAGACAATTAGTTCTGGCACTGTACCTTTGCTTGAGCATTTACAGACAATCAAAGAACAAGCTACAGGTATGTCTAAGGCTGCACAAGGTCTTAATGATACATTGTATGTGTCTGGTAACAGTGAAGCTAAGTTAGCTGCTGTACAGAGTGCATCACAAAAACGTATTCAACATATCGCACGTCGATTTGCTGAGACTGGTCTTAAACGTCTTTGTCATGGTATTTATAAGACAATGCGTAAATGTATGTCTGAAATGAAATTCCATTATCAGGGTGTATATGCTAACATTGATCCTATGCTGTTACCTACAGATATGGACATTGAAGTATTCTTGGATCTTGGTGAGAACAGCAATCAGAATAAATTACAGAAGTTACAGATGGTAGGCACTCAAATCCTTCCTGCTCTTAATCAAGCAGGTGCAGGTATGATTGTCAAGCCTGAAGCTCCTGCGGTGCTTGCTACTAAGACTATGGAAGCTATGGGTATTGATTCTAACGATTTCTTAGAAGATTACACTACACCAGAATTCAAAGAAAAAGCTGCACAAGCTCTTCAACAACAGTCTCAAGCTAAACAAGCTGAACAAGATAATATGCAGAAGAAAGCTGCAGCTGATTTGGCACTTCAAGAAGCTAATGTTGCATACACTAATGCACAAGCTAAGAATACCAGTGATGACAACATTAAACAGCTTGCTGTTGCAATGGATAAACATCAACAAGAATGGGCTGATCTGGCTATTAAGTCAGTCAAAGAAGGAGCACAGATTCCTCCAGCACCTAACTTTGAAGAGTTATTGATGATGGCTAAGATGGCTATTGATATGTCACAAGCCAATCCTGCTGCGTTAGCAGCGGAGCCTACGGCTCAACCACAACAACAAGCACAGCCATCTGAAGAAGAGATTATGGCTATGATGCAACAACAAGGAGGGATGATGTAATGGAGATGGGTCCAGTACCGCCGCCAAATAAAATTATTCCGACTGCCAAAAAGAATAACATGAAAGATCATTATGCGGAGTTCATTGCCAAGCTTATGGAAGCTAGGACAGCAACTCACATGATGCATCTTATGACAGATTCATATGCTCGTCATAAGGCATTGAATAACTTTTATGAGACTATTCAAGATCAATTAGATGTTGTAGCTGAAGCTGCATTCGGCGAATATGGTAAGCCTACATCTATGGCTATTAGCTCAATGAAAGTAAGTGTTGATTCAGAAGAAAAATACCTGAAAGATCTTTGTTCATTAGTACAAGAAGCACGAGATATGTGTAAGTCTACTAATATTCAAAACGAGATTGACAACATTCTTACATTGTGTGATAAGACACTATATTTGTTTACTTTAAAATAACAAGAGGACATTATGGAAAAGTACCGTGAGTCAGCTGAGAAGAAGCTGAAAGGTCAACATCCTGATTTAATTGCTAAAGAAGCTCTGGTTAAAGCCGAGTTTGCCACAAGAGAACGCGAACAGTTCTTTGATGGTGTATATGGCGAATTACTTACAGATTATTTTTTACAATTCCTAAACACAGATCCACACGAAAACAAGAAACGAGAGTTTATTTATTCCTGTGTTCTGTCTTTGGGAGATGTAAAATCACGTATGGTTCAATACGAAATGTATGGTAAAAATGTACCGTATTTAGACAATGAGGACGACAACAATGAATAACACAGATTACCCTAAGATTATTGAGAATCTAGAGACAATGATTAATACTATGGAATACGATTCAACTCGTAGTCCAGGTAAAGCTAAGATTAATGCTGAAACTATTAATGCTATGTATTCTCTAGTAGATCGATACAAAGAAATGATTGCTCCACCGAAGCCGAGCGTTAAGCCAGCTGAAGTACCTAAGAAAGTTACTAAGAAAGTAGCTACCAAGAAAGAGCAATAAGAGGAAATAAATTATGAGTAATGATCAAACTGTACCCGATATGGATCACGGAGATATTACTTCTGGTCAAACTGAAGCCGAACTCCTGGATGCCGTTCTACGAGGAACATCGTTCCTTAATCAAGAAGAACCGCTACCCGATGAGGAGATTCCCGAAGTTGACCCGGAAGAATCAGATTATGAAGACGACCTAGAAGAATCTGAAGAAGCCGTTAGTGAAGAGGAATCCGAAGAAGAAGTTGATGAAGAATCAGATGAGGATGATGGTGAAGAACCGTCTACCCAAGAAGTTGATGTCTACACAGCAGACGATTTGGATTTGGACGCTTATGTCCGTGTTAAGATTGATGGAGAAGAAGTAGATGTCTCATTTGCAGACTTACTGAAAGGATATCAGACTGACAACTCATTATCTAAAAAGGGTCGAGAACTTGGTGAAGCACGACAGCAATTAGAGCAAGAACGTCAAGAGGCGTTAGCTCAAATTCAATCAATGTCGGAAGCTTCAGCTGCTGTATTGATGGGTCAAGAGCAACAATTATCACGTGAATATCACGAAATTGAAGCTCGGATTCAAAAAGCACGAGATGAAGGTGATCGATACGAATTAGAAGAACTCAAAGATCAACGTGAACAAGCTCAAAGTAAATACTGGGCAGCACGTAGACAACGAGAAGGATTACAAGAACAATTAAACAAACAGAAAGATATGCAAGCCCAACAAGAATGGGAATCTAATATGCAATATTTTTCTGAAGTAATTAATGAAAAGGTTCCTGGATTTGACGAAAAAATGGCACAAGACATTCGCGCATTCGCAGTAAGCGAAGACGTAGGGTTGCCTGAATACGTAGTTGATTCAATCATGGATCCAGATGTAATTCGAGTTTTACATGATTACATGGTTCTCAAGACTGGCGTAACTAAAGGCGAAGCCAAACGTAAAGCTGCTCCTGCAAAGAAAGCAGTTCCTACAAAGAAAGGTAAGTCTAAGCAAGCTAAAGTCGAAGATAAAGAGAAGATGATTAAAGCAAGAGCATTCCGAGAGGATGCTTCTAAGGAAGATCAGGATGCCTTCCTCAAACAATACGCAGCGAAATCTTTATCGCGTTTATAATAACGAAAACAATTAAAACATGGAGGTCTTAAATGGCTACTACTACAGGCGCACGTACTACCGGCGGTCCTCAGGGTCCTGGTTACCTGTCTAACAACAAGGATGCTTCACAACGTGAAGACTTGGCAAACTTCATCTCGATGATTTCTCGTGATGAGACCCCATTCATGTCATCAATCGGCAAATCAAAAGCAACCGCATTGTATCACGAATGGCAAACTGACGAATTGGCAGCTCCAGGCGATTCACGTATCGCTGAAGGTGTTGACTTCGTAGCTCCTACTGCGGGTGGTTCTGCTGTATCTGGCGAGCACAATGCTGCATTCAACGATGCTGGTCCTAATCGTACCCGTTTGGGTAACTACTGCCAGATCAACGGTAAGACAATTGCTGTATCTGGTACTCGCCGTGCAGTTGATCAAGCTGGCGTAGCTGATGAGTATGCTTATCAGTTGAAGAAGCGTGGTACTGAGATGCGTCGCGACATCGAGAAGAACATGATTCATGACTTCCAAGTTGCAGTTGGCTCAGGTATCCGTTCAGCTGGTGGTTTCCAGTCTTGGATCAACGGTAACTCTAACGTAGTTTACAAAGGTCAATTCCAAGCTGCATCTGATGCAACTACTGGTGCTGGCGTAGACAACAATGGTACTGCTACTATCCGTTCTTCTATTGCGGGTTCTACTACTGCTCCTACTAAAGCTGCTTTGACTTTGTCTGACATTGACGAAGTAATGCAGAAGATCTATGAAAATGGTGGTAAGGCTACCAAGATCATGGTATCACCTAAGAACCGTCGTAACTTCTCTGACTTGATTCAAGCAGAGTCAAATGTACGTCGTAATGTTGACATGGACGGCAAATTGCGCCAGTCTGTTGACATCTACATGTCTGACTTCGGTGACGTTATGGTTGTCCCTAACTATGTTATGGGTCTATCTAACAACGTTGCATTTACTGGTGACAACAACGTTGCTCACTCAGGTGCAGGTGTAACTGACGTTGCTGACTTCTCTGCATTGATCTATGATCCATCATGGTTCTCTGTAGCTACTCTACGTCCATTGGCGGAAGTTGATGTAGGTCAGAAAGGTGACTCAATGGTTGGTCAAATGGTTGAAGAGTGGACTCTTCAGTGCAACAACCCTAAAGGTTGTGGCGCAATCTACGGTTTGTCTGGTTCATAAGACATACTTAGATAAATAAGAGGGGGTCCTTCGGGACTCCCTTTTTTACATTTATAATATATTAGGAGATTATATTATGTTAGTTGTTAAAGATGGTACTTCAACAGTAATTTATCCGGCAGATCGTTGTTCTTGGAAGCAAGCAGACGATACAAGCGGTTATGGTTACACAATCAATACTGCTGTATTTTACAATGCTACAGGCACAACTAGTATCGCTAACCCAGTGTTAGGTTATATTGGTAAATCTGGTCGTTTTGTTGCGATTAGTAATTAAAGAACATAGAGGACAATATGGAAACTAAACATAAAGTACACACGTTAGATAGTGTTGCTGAATATAACGAAGACAATAAACGATGGGCATTTACTCAAGATGAAAAACCATTCCTTGAAGCAGCTAAGTTAGATCGTGAATTAGGTCAAAAACGAGATATTGGTTATAAGAAAGCATGTACTATCCCTACAATTGTACAATTAGAAATACTAGAGAAGTATGGTGTTGATATGATGAGCGACGAGTTCATGCAAGATCCGAGTAACATGAAATGGTTACTTAATGTTATTAAAACAGAATACCCACTTCTCATGTCATATTAAGGGAGATAATATATGGCAACATCAAATTACGATGCATTCGTAGCTAAAGTACGTGCATGGATTAACAGAGAAGATGATGTACTGCCTGATTCAGTTATCCAAGAAGCTATGGATTATGCAGCAGACAAAGCATATAAGACATTAAAGATACCTGCTTTGGAAGCTCATGTTGATTACACTATTGTAGATCCTACTACTACGGTAACAAGTGCATATCAAGTAAAATTAGAAACAG